TTTTACGTGGCTGCGGCTACGTCATCCCAGACGAGGTCTACCCGACCATCTTAGACGAGAACGGAAACGACCTGCGCGACAGCTGGGACGACTGGGCAGAGGGCGAAGAAAGGGCAATAAAATGAACGCGTTCCCATCGAGCCAGTACATGGCCGGCATGTCGCCGCAGGGGCACTCCACCGGCATGGACCTGCGCGACTACTTTGCAGCCAAGGCCATGCAGGAGCTGATTACTATTTTACTTTACGACGGCACAATAGACGATCCAGATAAGCGAAGAAACCGAGTGGCCGCGCTTGCGTACAAGCAGGCGGACTCTATGATGGCGGCACGAAAATGAACGCGAATGAGGCATACACAATCTGGAACAGTGTCAACAAGAAGGACATGCGCGTACACTCCAACGAGCAGATGTTCGCGTACGGTTTTGACATGGCCACTCGGTGGAACAGCGAGCTGGTGGCAGACATGCTGAAGACCATTGAGGACTTAGAAGAACTGGTAAAGCGGCTGTCCGAGCCAAGGGGAACACATCCGAAGGGGAAAAAAGTTGAACGACCCAGTTAACCACCCCGCGCACTACACCGAGCACCCGTCGGGTGTGGAGTGCATTGCGATCACGCAGCACATGAACTTTTGCATGGGCAACGCGCTAAAATATATCTGGCGCGCAGACCTTAAAAACGACGCGGTCGAGGACTTGGAAAAAGCGGTGTGGTACCTAAACTGTGAAATAGAACGCAGGAAAGACGAGAAGAAATGACTAAAAAAAGCAACTACTGGCACATTGACGCCGGATTTTTTCCTGTCACGGTGAAGCTGTGCTTTGACAACAATACGTTCCAAGAGATTCTGAGGGATCACAAGGTGGACATCAAAGCCACCGCGCTGGACTACGGGGTCGGCGAGACGCACTACATGTCGGACGGCAAGGAGGCCATCATTGTCATGGTGTTTGACCTAGACGAGTGCGACATCGGCCCAGCGTACCTGTCCGGTGCCGTGGCGCACGAGGCCACGCACTGCGTCAGCCGTATTTTTGACCACATCGGCGAAAACCCCGACGAGATCGGGGAAGAGACTCGCGCGTACCTGACAGAGCACGTCGTGCGCCAGATCACACAGGCAATCATCCTAGAGAAAGAAAATCGTGAGAGAGAGCGAAATCGAGCAGCTGCTGGTAAAAAGAGTAAAGCTGGAGGGCGGGCTGACATTCAAGTGGATAAGCACAGTCACCGGAGTGCCGGATCGGATAGTGATACTAAACAAAAACCTAAAGTTCGTGGAGCTAAAGACAAGGACAGGCGTCCTGTCGGAGCGGCAAAAGCACGTGTTTGCTGACCTTGAAAAGTATGGCTTTCCTGTGGCCGTTGTTCGCAGTGAGTCGGACATACACAACCTGATCCAATCATGCTCGTAAGAGAACTACTCCATGGCTACCAGAAGCGGCTGATCAAGCAGGCGGAGACCATTCCGCATCTTGGTTTGTTCATGGAGCCGGGCCTCGGTAAGACCGTCACCGCGCTCACCATACTGGCTGAGCAGTTTGAAGGCCGCACGCTGATCGTGGCACCCAAGAAGGTCGCAGAGAGCGTCTGGGTGCCCGAGGCGGCACGCTGGGAGCACCTGCACCACCTAACCATCAACAAGTGCCTAGGCACGCCCAAGGAGCGCCTGAAGGCTCTGGAGACACCCAGCGACGCCGTGGTGGTCAATCTGGAGAACCTTGTCTGGCTGCTGGAGCAGGGGCACCGATTCGAAAACCTGATCCTTGACGAGAGCTCACGCTTTAAGGACTCGAGCACCAAGCGATTCAAGGCCATCAAGAAGCAGCTGAAGTACTACCGACGCCGTGTCATCCTGACAGGCACGCCGTCACCTCAGGGCATTGCAGACCTATGGGCGCAGGTGGGCATACTGGATTTAGGGGCAAGATTAGAGATATCTCTTACCAAGTTTAGAGATAAGTACATGGTGCCGGACCAGATAAATCGGCATACACGTGTCGTTTATTCGTGGAAAATTAAAGATGAGGCGACCAACGTGTCGATAAAATCGAAGATCAGCGACATATGTTTTTCGCTGAAGGCCGAGGACTACCTGACGCTGCCGCCGCTGTCCAAGCTGTATCACAGGATTGACGTCGAGCCGGCCGTGCGCAGGCAGTACGAGAAGCTGAAAAAAGACGCCGTCGTGGAGGTCAACCGGACGCCGATCACCGCCGTCTCGGCCGCCGCGCTGTCCAACAAGCTGCTGCAGTTCACGTCCGGCGCGGTCTATGACGAGAACAAGGACTGGCACGTCGTCCACGACGCCAAGCTGGACTTTTTAGAGTCGATCATGGAGGACAGTGGCAACGCGCCGGTGCTGGTTTTCTACCACTACAAGCCCAGCCTTGAGCGGCTGAAGGCACGGTTCCCGTACGCGGTAAGTCTGGACGACACCAATCAGGAGCAGTGGCGCAAGGGCAAGATCAAGATGCTTCTGGCGCACCCACAGAGCGGCGGCATCGGACTGAACCTGCAGTGTAACGTGGGCGAGACAGCGCAGCAGGTGTGGTACGACCTGCCGTGGTCATCCGAGAACTACATTCAGGCCAACGCGCGCGTGTACCGGCAGGGGCAGGAGAAGCCGGTCATTTTGCATCACCTGATGATCAAGAGCAGCATCGACGATCAGGTGGTCAACGTGCTGGAGGGCAAAATAAACATTCAGGATGCCCTGCTGGAAGCACTAAAGTTTGTATAATTGAAAGCATGAAAAAAATAATAACGTACGAGGTTAACGCAACGGCACCAAGGCTGTCCGACGAGGAGGTCGATCCGCTGGAGGCAGACGATAACGACGGCGCGTCGCAGATCGAGTCGTCGGAGGGCTGGGTGCCGTGGGACGCGGACGACCTAATAACGATTCAGGAAATCATAAACAAAAAACTGCCGGCCAAGGAGCGGTCGGTTATCGAGGCGTTTCTTGCAGGCCAAAAGTTCCGAGACATTCACGTGTCAGAAAAGTTTTGGCGGTATCACTTTGCAAGGGCGATTGAAATGATTCAGAGGGAGCTGGGGCTATGAGCAGCAGGAGATTTGAACTAGAGCAGTTTATTCTTGCCATGTGGAGCACCAAGGAGGACATAGACCTGCTGGCGCAGCAGTACATGGACAACCGAGCATCGATGTCGGAGGACGACATAGCAAACGCGATGATAGGCATCTCAACCTTGCACGACATGAGAAGCCAGCGAGTATTTAGTTTATTTGAAGACATGATTAAAGATAAGGAGATTGTATGAACGACGAGTTGCACTTTGTATTTACGTTGGACTTTACCAACGCCATCCTCAACGCGCTGAATTCCCCGTTCCAGACACCGGCCATCGTGGCCGCGTCGCTGATTCGAGAGATTGACGCGCAGGCATCGCCGCAGGTAGTCCGTATTTCCGAGGAAAAGAAGGCCGCGGAAGAGATTGTTAGACAAGCAGAGGAGACAGCAAATGAAAAATAAAAGCATCGCATCACCGCTACTGGATCGCATGATGAGCAAGGGCGACCACAACGCTCCGCCACAGCCGCTCGACCCACGCCGCGCCGAGCTGGCATCCGCCATCACCAAGACGTTCATCAACCAGTCGATGGGTGACATTAAGGCGGTCCTTGGTCAAATCCAGCAGGCCAAGGGCGAGGCTAAGTAGTTTTTTGGATAGTTAGATATAGATAGGTTCCTGTCAAGCTCTCTTAGCTCAGATGGTTAGAGTATTCGCCCTGTAAGCGAAAGGTCGTCTGTTCGAATCAGACAGGGAGCACCAGCTAAGTCGGCACGGGCCAAAGAAGCATCAACACGTGCGCCGGATAATCGTAACCGGCACAAAATAATTCAAGTAGTTCAGCCCTAGTGTGCGTTTTCTCCAAATAAAATAAACAATATGCAAATCCAATTTGACAGCGTAAAAGAGTTCGCGACGTGGTGGTACAAAGCCGGCTCGCCTATTCGGCCGCCGTTTGACGCGCCGGTGTTCACGACGGACATAGCGTACTCGCTGTGCTTGTACCGTGAGGGCAACTGTCAGGTTGAGCTCTATATTTGCAAGCCAAACACCGAGTCGCCGACGCACTACCATCCGGGCGTTGACTCGCTGTTTGTGTACCTTGGCGGTAACCTAGAGTTTGGCAAGGAGGACGGCTCATTTTTGGACCTGTCCACGATGCAGAGGCCAGACCCAACAAACAAGCACCACATGCTAATGGGAAAGAACTTGGATTCGCTGGAATCCGCGCCGCACTCGCTTCGCGTCTTCAAGGAAGGCGGCGCATTCCTGAGCTTTGAGAAGTGGGACAAGCAGGCACCGACATCCGTCACGGTGAACTGGGTTGGCGAGACGGTGGGCAACCAGCACGTACAGACAATGCAGGACTCAAAAGAAAAATAATATGGCGACAAGACCAAAAACCAAAAAAGTTTTTACCGACGAGATGGCGCAAAAGCTGATCGAGCTTGGCCGGCAGGGCTCGTCGCAGAAGTCCATGTTTTCCGCGCTGGACATCAGCGCGTCGCAGGCAGCTAAGTGGCGCAAGGAAAACCCGTACTTTGAGGAGACGCTGTCCATGGCGATCACGCACGCGCAGGCGTACTGGGAAGACATGATGCGCGCCAACGTGGACAACAAAAACTTCAACTCGCGCATTGTGGAGATCGCCGTGCGAGGGCAGTTCCCCGCGGATTATAAGGAAAACCGAGAAAACAAGGTGGACGTTAAGGTGGAGGCCACCATTGATTTTAATCTGGCAATTAACGACCTCATTAAGCAGCTCAAAAAAGCCGAGTAGCGTTTTAGCCGTAGTATGCTTACATCAATAAAGCCGCTAACCATGCGGCTTTTTGTATTATTGTATACACGTAAACAGAATAAGAGGAAAACAGAATGGCAGCACATGCTTTACTATCCGCGTCGTCATCCAAGCGATGGCTGACGTGCAACCCTAGCGCAAGGCTGGAGTCCAGCATACCTGAGCAGCGACGAAGCGGCGACGGGTTTGACTTCAGCGCGGAGGGCACGCTGGCGCACGAGATTGGCGAGCTAAAGCTGCGAATGGCCTGCGGCCAGATCAGCGAAGCAGATTTTTCCGAGCAGTACGAGGCCACGAAGGAATCCAAGTACTACAACGCGGAGCTCGACGACTACGTTGACACGTACGTCAACTACGTGCGCTCCCAGATCGGTGACGGTGACCGGCCTCTGTTTGAGCAGCGCGTTGACTTTTCCGATTGGGTAAACGACGGGTTCGGCACCGCCGACGTGATCATCCTGTCCCAGCACAAGATTCGCGTAATTGACCTGAAGTTCGGCAAGGGTATCGCGGTTGACGCCACGGACAACCCCCAGCTGCGACTGTACGCGCTCGGTGCGTACTCTAAGTTCCACGAGGAGTTCCCGAACCTTCGTGAGGTAGAGTACACCATCCACCAGCCGCGGCTGGACAGCATCACCACCGACAGCACGACGATAGACAAGCTGCTGGACTGGGCGAACTACTATGTCAAGCCGAAGGCCAAGAAGGCATGGAGCGGAACCGGTGATTTTGTTGCCGGCGATCACTGCCAGTTTTGCCGTGCCAAGTCGCAGTGCCGGGCACGATCTGACTTTGTGAACGACCTAGCCAAGCTGGAGTTCCGAGAGCCTCCGCTGCTGGCTGACCAAGAAATTGACACGGTGCTGTCCAAGGCCAAGCAATTGAATTCTTGGGTGAACGACGTCGAGGACTACGTTCTGACGCGCGCGGTAGAAAAAAACATTGTGCCTGCAGGCTACAAGCTGGGCACGACGGTCACGCATCGCAAGATCAAGGACGAGGAGATGGCGTCGCTGGTGCTGCGCGAGCGCGGGTTTAAGCCGGAAGAAATCTACAGTCCGGTATCGTTGAAGTCCGTGCCCCAACTGGAAAAGCTGCGACCAAAGGGTCAGGTTGCCGCGATGCTGGGCGGGCTGATCGTGAGGCCACAAGGCTCGCCCAAGCTGGTCAAGCAGGACAAGCCGGAGGAATTCGAATGAACTTCGGGCTTTGGATTATCGTGCTTAGCACAATCCTCTACGTTATGGCGGGGGTTGTGTTCTGCATAGACAAACACTACGGGCTCTCGCTGGCGTACTTTTGCTACGCGGGAGCGAATATTGGGCTGGCCATGACAACAAAGAATTTATGATGTATAGTTACGGCAATATCGCTATGGACATTCCAGAGGAGGCCATCAGCGCACAGATTGGCAACTTCGACGAAATCCAAGAGCCAAAAAACAGGCACATGCTGGAAGACCTTCGGGACTCGGTGGTCATCGCGCTGGAGCTCTTTAGTCTTAACCCGCACCTGCTGGAGAAAAAAGATTTTCTGGAAAGGTTGACAAACGCTGTTATAGTGCGAGTCATCTTAGAAAGAAAAAAATGTTTTTACGACGCGTAAAGTATGTATACTTTGTCGTACGGTTAGATGGACTGGCACCGATTGAAGATCAGTCCTTACGTTAATTAGGAGCACTACATGTCGTCATCTGAAAAAGTAAAAGTAGTAACTGGTAAAGTCCGTTTTTCCTACGTCAATGCCTTCATTCCAAAGGCATCGGTTGACGGCGGCGCGCTGAAGTATTCCGTGTCACTGATCATCCCTAAGTCGGACAAAGAGACCGTGGCCAAGCTGACTAGGGCATTCGAGCAATGCAAGGCAGCCAACGCAGCGTTCTTCGGTGGTGCTGTTCCCAAGGGTCTCAAAGGCGGCCTGCGTGACGGCGACGAAGAAAAAGACGACGCAGCATATGCAAACAGCTTTTTCATCAACGCAAACAGCGCACAGAAGCCGGGTGTTGTTGACGCTGAGATGAACGCCATTATCGACCCTAGCGAGTTCTACTCTGGTTGCTTTGGTCGTGCATCGGTGACGTTCTATCCGTACAACGCGCAGGGCTCCAAGGGCATTGCGTGCGGCTTGAACAACCTGCAAAAGTTGGAGGATGGCGACCCACTGGGTGGCGCATCGAACGCAGCAGACGACTTCGCAGTCTAAGCAGTAGGGTGGGCGTGGCCTAACAGTCACGCCCTTTTTTTCATTTCAAAAATAAAAACCTCTATGATAGCCACAAGAAAACAATGGAAGGCAGCAACAGCATGTCTAATAAAATGAATCAATACCAGCGATATATTGCAACCAGCAGATATTCTAAATTTATAGATGCGGAAAACCGTCGAGAGACTTGGGAAGAAACCGTCCAACGTTTTGTAAACTACATTTTTGATAGAACAGAAAAAATTTCTAAAAACAACGAGCTTAAGCATGAAATAGCCACAGCAATTACTAACTTAGAGGTGGCACCTTCAATGCGAGCCGTTATGACTGCAGGAAAGGCAGCCGACCGTGACAATACTTGCATATATAACTGCTC